CCAAGATCTACTGATCCTTATAGTGGTAAGTGGATGCCTATCACAGGTATCGGAACTACTAGTTTTGCAGTTCAGGTAGGTAAATCACCTATACAACCTTTTGGCATCACCAGTGCGATCTATGACCCTACTGCTGGTATTGTAACAGTTACTATACCTGATCATACTTTAATGACTGGTAGTAGTATAAGATTGTCTCCTGAATCATTTGCATTTAGATGTGGACTTGATACTTATCAAAGTGTACACAGATATCCTAGAACAACTGATACTGTTGGATATAACACTGCAGTTTCAATTGCTTCTACTACTGCAAGCACTATTTCGTTCCAAATTCTTCCAAGTCAACCATCTAGCAATGTATCAACTCATCATCATGTACCTAATGATAAGCTAAGTCCAATAGGTGCAACTTATGATCCTGTTGTTGGTATCATGACTGTTACAGCTAATGCTCATGGACTTTCAAACGGCGATTATGTCAAGTTTGATGATGGATCTGTTAGCTTTACATGTACTAGAGACAATAATCAATCAGTTCATGCATATCCTAGAACAAAGGATCCTTATCATAATAATTGGATTAAAGTATCTAATGTAACTACCAATACATTTAGAGTTAATGGTATGAAGTCATATGACAATGCCACACATACATTTGTTTCTGGTGTACCTAATAGTATTACTAGATCTGTAATTATTAGTGGTGGTGCATATAACCATACTTTCGTTAGTGCTGGTGTGGGTAGTATGGATCAGAAGCGTGATAGAACTTATGATCAACCAGTTGAAATTACTGCTGGATATACTTTAGATACTGCAGAAGATGCTATCTATGATCCTGTTGCTGGTATTATGACAGTAACAGCTACTGCTCATGGAATGATGAATGGTGATTATGTTCTCTTTGAGAATAATTCAATCGCTCTTAAGTGTTCACAAGACAATTACGCTACTGTTCACACATATCCTAGACTTACTGATCCAATTAGCGGTGATTGGGTAGCAGTTGCAAGTACTACTGTAAATTCATTTGCTGTAGATGTTGGTAAGACCAATACAGGTGATCAATATGCTCATCAGTTTGCTGGTGCAGTTGAGAATGGTATTAGAAAGCAAAATGGTACTATTACCTTCCAAGCAGGTATTGCAACTGATACTAGTGAACATCGTTTTGATATTATGGGTGGTCACCAAGCATCAAATGCAGTTATTACTGGTGGAAATTATGCTCATACTTTTGTTAATGCATTAAGTGGTGCTGTTAAGACTGGTGGTGGATTTAATCATAGACTCGTAAGTGCTGCTTCTAGCACTCTTTATATCGATGCTTGGACTGGTGCTGCTCTAACTGTATCAAACGCAGTATATAATCCTGAAACTGGAATTGTAAGATTTACTGCTAAGGATCATGGATTAGTTGCTCCAGAGAATTTCAAATTTGAAGGTATTGGTGTTACTTGTCAGTATGGTACTAAGACATATCCTAGTGGTGTTCAAGGTTATCATTACACAATCAGATCTGTAGGAACTACAACATCCTTTACTACATTTGTTGGATACTCAACTGTACAGCATGATTACACTGGTGGTGGATCGGTACAGGTTGGAGTTACTAGCAATAAATTCCCAAGTTTTGACGAAGCATATCCTGTTGCTGGTATCATTTCTGCTAGATCATTTAAAGTAAATGTTGGACCTAATACCATTACTCACTCTTATGTTGGTGGTGGTCAAGTTGCTCAATATCATCCACTTACATATGGTTCTGGATATCAGACTGGATTAGGAACTATTGGTATTGCAGTATCTTCTCCAACTGGAGGAGTAGGTGCTCAAATTAATGCAGTTGTTGGTGCTGGTGGATCCTTAATATTCAGCATTGGTGCTGGTGGAACTGGATATACTGGTGAATATGATTGTGTTCATGCTCCTGAACCAGATGGTGAGAATATGCCTATTGTTGGTATTTCTAGAATAGGATTAGGAAATACAACTATAACAGGTGTTGGTTGTTCTATTAGTGTTCAAATTGCTGGTGTTTCCACTGCTACAGGTATTGGATCAACATTTGCAGAAGTTACAGAATGGGAATTCACTAAGAAAGGTTATGGATTCAAGCGTGGTGATAAGTTCACTGTTGCTGGTCTTTCTACAGATCCTGGTGCAGGTGATAATTATAAGGACTTTGAAATTGAAGTTATAGAGGTATTCACTGATCAAGTTGCTTCTTGGCAGTTTGGTAATATTGATTATCTTGATAACATTAAACCAAATCAAACTGGAGATCAAAAGAGATTCCCATTATACTATCAATCACAGTTAGTCAGTTTTGAAATTGATAGAAATGATCAAGATTCAAGAGAAATTGATCTATCTACTGTTCTGTTGGTATTCATTAATGGAGTAATTCAAGAACCAAATGTAAATTATATCTTTACTGGTGGTTCTGTAATTGAATTCTCTAGTGCTCCAACTGTAAATGATAATGTTGTTATTTTCTTCTACAGAGGAACAATAGGTCAGGATAGTTACATCTTTGACATTAATGAGACTATTAAAATTGGAGATACTTTGAGACTGGATAAGAGTGCTGAGATGCAACTTAATAAAGTTGTTAAAGATCAGTCAAACTTTGCTCAGATTGAGGATAGAATTATTAAGAGAATTGATAGTGCTGCTACTGTTGAAACTCCATTCTATCAAGGTCCAGGTATCAGCAATGACAATTATAAACCACTTACTTGGACTAAGCAGAAGAAGGATCTATTTGTTGATGGATCTTTAGTATCCAAAGCAAGAGACTCAATGGAAGCTCAAATAAATCCATTAGGTCATATTATTGGTGTTCTTACAACAACGGATGCTGAAATCTTTGTTGACACTGTTGGTAACTTTAGAGATACTGATGGTTTACTAACAGAATCCTTTGGTTTACTTGCTATTGCTCCTGTTGGTTTTGGTACAACTGCAGCTACTGGAGTTAACTTTGAAAATATAGGTGGTATTGAACCACTAGTTGCTGATGTACAAGGATACATAGGTGTGGTTACTGGTATAGGAACTACTGCTGGTATTGGAACAGATTTAGCACTTGAACTTCTAATTGATAACCAAGAGTATGTTAATAGTGGAGGAGATGCTACTGGATTGTCAACCAATTATCCATTCAGATTATATGGAACGGGTATCAATACAGTAGGAACTGCTATAACGAGTATTGATTCGCATGATACTGATATAGTTTCTATCAGTACACATTATGGAGATAATATTTACTATGCTAGTGCAATTAGTTTCCGTAATAATGGTCGTCAGGGCATCATTACAGCAAACATAGCATCTTACTCAGATACCAGTGATATGGTTGGTGTAGGATCTACCGCATTCGCTTACGCACACTTCACTTGGGGAAGATTCGCAAATGTCAACAGAGCAGCTGCTCCAATCAGTCTTGATGTTAAGGGACTGTCTTATGACAACGAACTTAGCAAATTCCCTCTAGTTTTAAGAAGGGGTGTCGGGCATAGAGGAACAGGAGCTCTGCCTAAACTTCTATAAATACAAAAAAGTTAGACCTTTAGTTCTACAGATGTAATGGCTGCAATTATCACAGACCAATTTAGGATCATAAATGCTAATAATTTCGTTGACTCGGTAATTAGCGGAAATAATTCCTATTATACTTTTTTAGGTCTGGCTAATCCAACAGAAACTGGATATGGGCGAACAAGTACTTGGAATAGTACTACTGTTCAGCCACCATCTCCTGTCGATAGTATTAGTTACATAAACCATGTTTATGATACTATGCTATTTGGAAGAAAAGTTCTTCCTGGAGATGTTCGTCGATTAGTCCGAAAGGTTCAATGGACAAAAGGTACATCTTATGATATGTACCGTCATGATTATGATGTGAATAATAGGTCACTAGTTTCTAACTCTAGTAGACTGTATTCTGCAAACTATTATGTAATTAATAAAGACTTCAGGGTTTATATTTGTATTGATAATGGATCTGCAGGTATTACATCTACTGCAGGTGCATCTCTTGATGAACCTACATTTACTGATTTGGAACCATCTGCTGCTGGTGTTAGTGGTGATGGTTATCTTTGGAAGTATCTCTTTACAGTTCCTCCTGCGGATATTGTAAAATTTGACTCTACTGAGTATGTTGCTGTTCCTAATGAGTGGACATCAAGTCTTGAAAATGAGATTAAAGTGGTTCGAGATAATGGTGATTCTACTGTAAATAACAATCAAATTAAGGTTGTTTCTATTGATGTTCAGGGTGAAGGTTATTCGTTCCTTGCATCTCCTATAGAAGTTGATATACTAGGGGATGGAACTGGGGGTAAAGTCCGAGTTCAGACCAATACTAATGGTCAAATAACTTATGCAAAAGTGACTGCAGGAGGTCAAGGTTATAGTTATGGAAGGGTTGATCTTTCTTCTATCAATGGTAGTGCTACAAAGTTTGCTAAGCTTACACCCATAATTCCTCCTTCAAGAGGACACGGGTATGATCTTTATAAAGAACTAGGAACTGATAAAGTTCTGATATATACTAGATTTGATAGTTCTACATATGATTTTATTTCTGACACAACATTCTCTCAAGTAGGAGTTGTTAAAAATCCTGTTGCTGCTGGTGCTGGATCTACTGCTGTTCTTAATACATCAGAATATTCTGCTGCTAGTGCATTGAAATTTACTGGTGATCTTACCCAAACTTTAGCAGTTGGTTCTGAGATTACACAAAATAGACCTGGATTTGGAACCGCAAGAGGTTATGTTGCTTCATATGATGTTACTACAAGAGTAATTAAATATTTCCAAGATAGAAATCTTTATCTTCATCCTACTATATTTGACCAAACTGATAATATTGGTGTTGGTGGAGATGCTAAAGTTCTCGAATTTAATGCTTCTGGAGATGCTGTCATCTCTAGTGGTTTTAGTGTAAACATAGATTCAGGTTTCTCTGGAATCTCAACAACTACACCATCTGGTAAAGTTGTGGATCTTGGCGTACAGTTTACAAGTGGTCTTGCTGGACCTGAAATAAATAAAAGAACAGGTGAAATTATTTACCTTGATAATAGACCATCTATTACAAGAAATGAACGCCAAAAAGAAGACATCAAAATCGTTTTAGAATTCTAAGAAGATGCCACAACAGACTAACCTTAATGTAAGTCCCTATTACGACGATTTTGATCCTAGTAAGGGTTATCATCGTGTCCTATTTAAACCTGGATATCCAGTTCAGGCTAGGGAATTATCTACTTTGCAATCTATTTTGCAAAATCAGATAGAGACTTATGGTAGTCATATGTTCAAGGAGGGTGCGTTAGTCATTCCTGGTGCGGTAACATTTGATGGACAATATTATGCAGTTCAAGTTAATCCAACACATTTAGGTACAGATGTTTCAGTATATGCTCAGAATGTAATAGGTAAGAGATTTAAAGGACAAACTAGTGGTGTTACAGCAAAGGTAGTTAATTATATTACTGCGACTACTTCAGATAGAGATTATGATACTTTTTATGTTAAATATGTAAATTCATCTTCTACTGGAGATTTTTCTTTCTTCCAAGATGGAGAGATATTAGTTGCTGAAGATTCAGTTACTTATGGTAATACTACAATTAATAAAGGTGGAACTCTTGCATCAACAATTTCATTAAATGCATGCACAACTGGTTCTGCAGCTTCGATTGATGATGGTGTATATTTTATTAGAGGATCTTTTGTAAAAGTAAATAAGCAAACAATTATATTAGATCAATATAATCAATCTCCATCAACTAGAGTTGGACTTAGGGTTATAGAATCTGCAGTTAGTGCAAAGGGAGATGAAAGTTTATATGATAATGCTAAAGGATTCTCAAACTTTGCTGCTCCAGGTGCAGATAGATTGCAGATAAAACTTACATTATCTAAGAAGGATATTAGTGATTTTGATGATACTGATTTTGTAGAGGTACTTCGAGTTAAAGAAGGTGCAATTTATTCTTTAAAGAGGGACACTGAATATAATAAGATTAGAGATTATTTTGCTAAGAGGACTTATCAAGAATCTGGTAATTATGTTGTTAATCCATTTATGGTTAACATTGCTGATTGTTTGAATGATCGTCTTGGAAACGATGGTGTATATTTCAAAGGTCAAACTACATTTGATGGAAATACTCCTAATGATAACATTGCATGTTTAAAAGTATCATCTGGTTTAGCATATGTTTATGGATATGATGTTGATAAAAATGCTCCATCTATAATTGATTTTGATAAACCAAGAGAAACTCAGAAAGTTGAAAATCAATCATTTAATTTTGAGATGGGGAATAAGTTCCTTGTCAATAATGTAAGTGGTATTACTACTTTTACAAATAGAATTGATTTGATGGGTGGTCCCCATACTAGTGCTACTAATGTTGCTGCTGGTACTGCTAATAAGATTGGTGATGCAAAAGTATATGGTCTTTCTTTGAGAGATTCTGCGTATGAAAATAATGGAACAGATTGGAATTTATATCTCTATGATGTTCAGACATATACAACATTAAAACTTAATGATAATGTATCTTCTGCAGATATAAATCAATCTGCATTTATTGTTGGTAAGGAAAGTGGAGCTAATGGATTTGCAGTTTCTGCTGGTGCTGGATCAAGTACTATTAGTGTAACTCAGACTTCTGGTAGATTTAGACCTGGTGAAAAAATTACTATCAATGGTTCTGAAGATGTTTCTAGAACTGTTGAGATAGTAACTCCTTACGGAATTAATGATGTTTATGATTTTGCTCAGAGTGGAAATAGTTTTACTGCTACTAAGAAACTTAATTCAGTAATTCCACAGGGATTTGGTGCTGGTGCTTTTAAAATAGTTGCTAATGGTACAGTTACTTCTCCAAGAGCAGATAGTTTCTTAGTTTGGAAACCAGGTGATATTTTTGTATATGATTCACCTGTTAATACTGCTGGTGGTGCTCTTAGCGTTCCCACTCGTAATGTAGTTACAGAAGTTGCTGCTGATGGACAATCGATGAAAGTCGGTGCAATGACGACTGTTACTGATGTATTTGATGGTGGAGTAAAGGCATTTGATGGAACCTGTTATAGAGGTGTACAGGATGTTTCAGTACAAAATTCATCTTTAATCTCTAGAATTCCTGATATTGGAGTATCTAATGTAGATTTTGGTGATGCTACTTTATACCTAAGTGCTCAGGTAACTAATGAAAGTACTAATGCATTAGGTCAGTTAGTTCTTCCTATCACTTCAGTTGATCTTGATGATGTAACTTTTGTTGCTTTTGATCAGGAAAGGTATTCTGTTGCTTATTCAAATGGATCAGTTCAGACTCTTACAGAAGATCAAGTTGTAATATCTTCAACTAGTATTACAATGTACGGATTAACTCCAAGTCAGAGTAATGTTAGAGTTAATGTAACTGTTCAAAAATCAAATATTAAGAACAAAGTCAAAGAATTTAAGAGATGTCAGCAGACTGAAATTACTAGATCTGCAAATAAGAGATCTGGTACTAATCCTGGAACTAGCATTAATGATGGATTAAATCATAGCAATCTATATGGTATTAGAGTTCAAGATAGAGATATATGTCTAAACTATCCAGATGCTACGGATATCGTTGCGATATATGAGTCATTAGATACAAACTTACCAGTTCTTGATAAGTTGACATTTACATCAACTGATGATGTTTTCACAGAAGCAATTATTGGCGAAAAAATTATAGGAAAGATAAGTGATGCAATTGCTAGAGTAGTTTCTGTTGATGCTGGTAATAGTCAAATTAGTATTGTTTATTTGACTGATAATAAATTCACATTATTAGAATCTTTAGAATTTGAAGAGTCTGGTGCAGTTGCTACTGTTCAGGCAACAACTCCTGGTAAGTATAAGGATATTACAAGCAGCTATCTGTTAGATAAGGGACAAACTGGTCAATATTATGATTATTCTAGAATTGTTAGAAATGCTGGAGCATTTGTACCTCATAGAAAACTATTAATAATTTACAACAGATATGATGTTCCTAGTGGTGACACTGGAGATATATTTACTGTTAATAGTTATGGTGCAGAAAGATATAAGAATGATATTCCATCAATTGGACCTGCAAGAATTCCTGCACATGATGTATTAGATTTCAGACCACAGGTTTCTGAATATAGTCCAGCATCTGCCACAGTATCTCCATTCTTCTATACTGCTAGAGACTTTAGTGGAAAACCAGATAGACTATTAACTCCTAATGAGTCTATTGTATTTGATTATGATTACTATCTACCTAGAATTGATAAACTAGTTTTACATCAGAATGGTGAATTTATTGTATTAAGAGGCACACCTGCTAGACAACCAGTACCTCCAGAATCACAAGATAAGACTCTTGAACTTGCTACTGTTCTTCTTCCTGCATATCTTAGAAATGTAGAAGATGCAAGAGTATTCTTAAAACAAAATCGTAGATATACGATGAGAGATATTGGTCATATTGCTGATAGAGTTAAAAATCTTGAAGAAGTAACAACTTTAAATCTTTTAGAAAAGAGTGCAGAAGCTCTTCAAATTAGAGATGCACAAGGATATGATAGGTTTAAATCTGGTTTCTTTGTAGATTCATTTAGTTCTTGGGATTTCATGTCTCCAAGTTCTCCTGCTGAGATTGATACAGAGCTTAGAGAGCTCAGACCAATGAGAGAATTTGATTCTGTTAATTTGCAGGTTGCTCCTAAGACAGATTTACCAGCACAGCAGTTAGATTATAGTACTGATTTTGAATTACTTGATGATGCAAATACTAGAAAAACAGGTAATCTTCTTACTTTAATGTATGAAGATGAATTGTATATTGAACAGAATTTTGCTACTAAAACTAACAACATTAACCCATTCCATGTTGTAGCATATACTGGTGAAATTCGTTTGACTCCTGCTGTTGATAATTGGATTAATACTAGAAGAACTCAGAATACTATTAGAAATACTATTGGTATCACTGTTTTCAATAATCAGGTTGCTGCTAATTTCACAGTAACTCGTGAAGGTAACGGTGGTGGATCTGCAACTGTAACTACTCAAGAGATTGGTAGAACTGTACAAAGGGATGACATTCGTTCTGAGAATACATTTATTGCTGAAGAAAACTTTGATCCATTCTGTCGTTCTAGAAATGTCGAGTTTGCTGCTGTAGGTTTAAAACCACTTACTAACTTCTACCCATTCTTTGATAATATTGGTGGTATTGATGTTATACCAAAACTTTTAGAAGTATTCAATGTTACTGGATCTTTCCAAATTGGAGAAACTATTAGAGGAACTATTGGTGCAACTGCGTTTGAATTTAGATTAGCTGCTCCTAATCATAAGAAAGGACCATTTGCTAATCCTACAGATACATATGCTATTAATCCATATGATCCAAGTTCTACATTACCAAATGGATACTCACAAGCATCAACTGTATTAAACATTGATACTGTTGCACTTTGCGAACAGGCACAAGGAGCATTCTTTGGATTTGCACCAACTAATATGGTTCTTAGAGGATTAACTAGTGGTGCTCAAGCAAGTGTAGCAAGAGTAAGATTGGTATCTGATGATTTTGGTGATCTAATTGGTGCTATGTGGATTAGAGATCCTAATGCAACTCCTACTCCTCAAGTAAGAATTAGATCTGGTACTAGAGACTTCAAGTTAACATCTAGTGAAACAAATGCCACTCCATTACCAGGAAGTACATTAATTTCTAGTGCTCTTGGTAGATATTTGGCAACAGGTACTACAAGAATTGTACAAACTGATATTAGAATTACAACTCTAGAGACTACTACGATTACGAATCTCTCGACGATTGATATACAGAGATCTGACCCCTTACCACCACCTCCTCCACCTCCACCACCTCCTGTTATTATCAATAACACCAGAGTTATTGACAGAACCAGAACGGTTGTTAATAACATCACGAATGTTATTGATAGGACAGTAACAGTTGTTCGTGAGAGGGATAGAGACCCTCTTGCACAGTCAATTATTACTGGACCTGAGGGTGCTTGGATTACTAAATTAGATATTTACTTTGCTACTGTTACTGAAGGCACAACCCCAGTAAATATTCAGATAAGAACAGTTGAGTTAGGTTTACCTACACTTAACATCATTCATAGAGATGCGATGGTAACATTGCGTCCATCTGATATAACAACATCTGATGATGGAAGTGTAGCAACAACTATTAGATTCCCATCGCCTGTTTACCTAGATCCTAATTCTCAGTATGCTATCGTTCTATTGTCCGATAGTGATGAGTACACAGTGTTCTGTGGTGAAATGGGACAAAAGGCTCTAAACCAACAGACTTTACCGTCTGCTCAAGGTAAGATTTACTCACAGCAATTTGCTATGGGTTCACTCTTCAAGTCTCAGAATGGATCTACTTGGACTCCATCTCAGTTTGAAGATATGACCTTCAAACTTTATAGAGCGAAATTTACTTCAAATAGAGGATTATTAACATTCTATAATCCACCTATTGAACCCAATAATGGACAATTACCACCACTAAACTTTAATCCTATAACAGGTATTCCTAAGAAAGCAAAGATTGGTATTACTACTACAACTAATGCTGGACTAATAGGAACTGTCTTTACTCAAGGCAGAAAGATTGGAGAAAGTAACGAGACTTATCGTTACGCATATGTTGATGGTCAGGGTGGACCTGTTGATGGTGCTCCTGGAATTCTCACAGGTGGTAAAGGATATGGAACTCCTAGCAACCCAGTAGGAACCTTCAATATCACTGGAGATGGTTCTGGATTAACTTTAAATGTAACTGTATCGGCTGGTTTATCTGCTATTACTGCTGCTACTGTAGCTGTTGATGGTAATGGATATAAAGTCGGTGATGTGGTTGGATTAGTGACTGCTGATGTTGGTGGTGCTGGTGCTGGTGCTCGTGTTGCTATTAGTAGCATTTCTGGTGTTGATACATTGTATTTGACAAATGTACAAGCACAGGAATTCGATGTAACTTCTAACGATTTAACATACACTCATAGCAGTGGTGCAGTTATCGACTCTGGACTTGATATTTGGTCTTATGATGCTACAGGAAGTGTATACACTGGTGAATACTTTAAGGTAGATCACTGGAATCATGGAATGTATGGATCAGGTAATAAGGTTATTATTTCTGATGTAGAATCAGATGTTATTCCTACAGAATTAACTGCTGATGTTGCTTCTAATGAAACTACTATTTCTGTTGCATCTACTAGTCAGTTCAATATGTTTGAAGGTGCATTAGTTAGTGCTGCTAATACTGGATATGCTTTCGCTAATAGTGAGATTATTTCTTACACTAGTGTCGGAATTTCTAGTCTTGGTGGTGTAGTTAGAGGAGCAAATGGAAGTAATGCATTAAATCATATTAAAGGAGATGTTATTTCCAAGTATGAAATGAACGGTGTTTCTTTAACAAGAATTAATGCCGAGCATACTGTAGAAACTTCTCTTGTAGGAATTGATGAATATTATTGTAAGATTGATAGAGGAACTAGTAGAGGTTCTGATGATAGTGGAAATGCTATTCCACAATTATCATTTGCTGAAGAAGCAGCAGGTGGTGGTAACTTCGTTCATGCCTCTAAGAATATTCAGTATGACGCTGTAAGACCTCTATTTAATGCATCTACCTTTGGATCAACAGACTTCCTTTCTCTTCAATTGAGGAGTACTACAGGTACATCTGTTAATGGTAATGAAGCATCATTCGTTGATGCTGGATTTGAGAATATTGGACTTAACAGAATCAATCAGTTAGAAAGTACTAGAGTTGTTGCTGCTAGAACTAATGAGTCATCAAATTTAGGTTCTATTGATAGATCTAAATCACATCAAATTACTATTGAATTAGATAATGGTGGAGATAATTTCAACTCTCCAACTGTTAATCTTGAGGGTGCTGCTGCATTATTCTATGAAAATAGATTAAATGCACCAATCGAGGATTATTTGATCGATCCTAGAGCGAAGCAAAGATTTAACGATCCACATGCTTCATACTACATGTCGAATCCAATCTACATTAAGAATCCTGCAACTTCATTGAAAGTTATATTTGATTCTCGTAGACCACCATCTACTGATTTTAGAGTTCTTTATAGTACTCTAAGAGTAGATTCTAGTGAGGTTACACCTGGGTTTGAATTATTCCCTGGATATAAGAATCTCATAGATGTGGATGGTGATGGTATTGGTGATAGAGTCATCGATGTTAAGAATAATAGCGGTCTACCAGATCTCTATATTCCACCTGATGATACTGTATACCGTGAGTATCAGTACACAATAGATGATCTACCAAGTTTCACTGGATTCCAAATTAAAATTGTATTCCTAGGAACTAACCAAGCTAGATACCCTGTAATTAAAAATCTTAGAGCAATTGCAGTAGCATGACGGAATCATCTTTAATACCAGTTGAGGGACATCCCAATTTCGCTAGAGATAGGAATACTGGAGCTATCATAAACACTGATAGCTCCGCTTATGCTTCTTATCATCAAAGGAATGCACAAAAGAGAATGGAAAGGTTAGAAATAGATCAAATGAAAACTGACATTGCTGATATGAAAGGAATGTTAGCAAAAATAATGGAGAAATTATGAGTCGTAATCCTCATTCAGAATTCTTAAAATATCATGGTTTTAGTGATATAGACATAGAAGATAAGATACCAAGTAAAGAGTCATCAGATATAGCATCATTGCGTTCTGAGATGGCAGAAATTAAAATGACGATGCTTCAAGTATTGCAGGAGTTGAGGAAACTAAATACATAATAGGATAATCCGTGTTGATAACAGATGGCAGTCTACATAGCTAACCTTCAAATTGAAGCAGGTGTAGATTTCCAGCATGGCTTCAGTTTGGGTGACAGTGATACAGGTACATTTTTGAACCTTAATAATTATACCGTTACCTCCCAAATGAGAAAGTGGGCTGGATCAAGTTCAGCTGTTTCTTTTGCATCTACAGTAACCGACGCTGATAATGGTCAAATCCAAATTTCTTTGGGTTCGACTCAAACTGTTGATATAAAATCTGGGCGTTATGTATATGATGTTCTTTTGGAGGACGCAGGGGGTTTTAAATATAAAGTCGTTGAAGGAATGGTCCTAGTCAGAGTAGGAGTCACCAGGTAAATCATGCCATCTCTAAGAATAGGCACAGGCAATCAAGTAAAAGTAATCGCTAGTGGATCCCTTGGTGGGGGTTCTGGTGGTCGCTTATCTTTGCTGTCTGATGTTAACGCAAGCAATCTTCAGGATGGAAGCTTGCTAGTTTACGATGCTGCTACAAGTAACTTCGTAACAACAAAAGAATTTCCCTCTGCAATAATTGATGGAGGTATTTACTAATGGCAGCTACCCTATTATTAAAACGAACTCTTGGAACTTCGCCTCCAAATATAGCACCAGTTGGTACTGGTGTATCTTTTGGTGAGCTCGTTTATACCTACGATACCAGTGATGTTGGTGCTGGTAAGTCGTACAAAAAACTTTATATTGGTAACCCAGCTGGTCCTACAGCATCTCCTATTGTAATTGGTGGTGAATATTACACTAGTTTAATACCAGATAGTCCTGCTAATTTTGGTAATCCAGAAGCATCCAAGGCAGTTATTCTGGATTCTAATGCCAAGGTTAAATCTTGGGCTGTTGCTGATGATTTCCACAATGCTGGTGTTGGTACTAATGTCGGCGATTTCTATGTTGGTGGTAACTTAAATGTTACTGGAGATTTAGTATATGACGAAGTAACTGGTAGAAATATTAATATTACAGGTGTTGGTACAATTGCCACCATCTTCAATACTAAAGCATCCATTGTTGATGGTGCAATTGATAATCTGTTTACTGTATCAGGACTTGTTACCACTCTGACAGGTACAAGTGCTAATTATGTTCAGGTTAATGTAGGACATGCTCTTACTGCTAATAATGTAGAGATTACTGGTATAACTACGCTTACCAATAATCTTGACTTCTCTAGAAATTTAATTAAGATTGGTCGTGAGACCGCATCTGGTATCAGTAGTGCTGATGGATCAATATTCATCGGTGACTATGTTGCTGCTGGTATGGGTCAATCGACTGCAAACAGACGCAATATTGCTATTGGTGCTAGTGCATTACAGTTTGGTGGTGTTGGAAACGATAATGATGAATTAGAGTCTACTATTGCAATTGGTAATTTTGCAGGATGGAGACTACAAGGTAAACATAACTTGATGATTGGTGATAAGGTAGGATATGCTTTATCATCTAGTGGAAACGATGAGAACATTGCTCTTGGTAATCAAGCAATGTATGGTGACACCTATCCTGTTGTGGATGGTGTTACATTAAGTATTGCAGTTGGAGATCAGACTGCTCTTGCTAACCATGACGAATCTCATGGAGTAACAGAAACTAGTGGATCTGGTGACGGGTTAATCGTTAGAGTTCAGACTGATGGAACGGGTAAAGTTTCAGCAATCACAGTAGTATCTCCTGGCGATGGATATGTTCTAAATGATACCTTTACTATACCATTTGGGTTCCAAACTCTTACTGGTACTGTAAGTAGTATCAATGGTCACTGGTTAAGTGGTGGTACTGGAACTAGACAGCAAAGTAAAAACATTGCTATAGGTCCATATGCACTATACAGTGTAGATGGTAGTAAGAATATTGCAATTGGTTATTCTGCTGGTGATACTACAACTGGCGATGGTAATGTCATAATTGGTTATGAGCAAGAACCTGCTTTACCTGATCAGAATAATCAGTTAGTTATTGGTACACAGAATCTTAAATGGATTTCTGGTAACAGTGACGGCTGGATAGGTATTGGGACTACAACTCCAACAGCTCTTCTCGATGTAGATGGTGATGTTAATATTACTGGTGTTGCTACTGTTCCTCAGTTAGATGTTAACGATTTAGGTATCGAAGACATTAAGGTAACTGCTGGTTTAGCAACAGACTTTGCAATTACTAATGCTAAGATCCAATCTGGTATTATCACAGATACAGTTGGTACTGCTGCAACAATTACTAATGTAGATTTTGTAAATGCAGATATTGAGGCAGCTAAGATTACAGCTGGGATTATTACATCTCAAGTTGGTACTTATGCAACTATAACAGTATTTGATACAGAAACAGCAGATCTAGAAGATGTTAAGATCACCTCAGGTGTCATCACATCTATAGTTGGTACTTACGCTACTATCACTACATTTGATTCTGATGACGCAGATATCAATGTACTGAAAACTGTAACTGGTGTTGTAACATCTCTTACTGGTTTTGGTGTAACTTACAATACAGCAGACTTTGAGTTTCTTGATGCTTCTGATATCAAGATTACTACTGGTTTAGTAACATCTTTAGTTGGTACATATGTAACTTTCCAAGATGCTGACTTCCAAGACGATGTTCGTGTTGGTGGTGCTCTTACTGTTATTGGAGATCTGACTGTTCAGGGTAATACTAGTTTTGTTCAGTCTCAAGTAATTCAAGTTACTGATAAGAATATTGAACTAGGTTTTAGTTCAACAGGTAGTCATGCCAATGCTACTGCCGATAATGGTGGTATAATTCTCAAAGGAACTACAGATAAAACTGTACTGTATAATCAAGCAAGAGAGGCATGGGAATCAAATCTTAAGTGGAATCCAGATGTCGATGATACTCTTGATATAGGTGAACCAAATGTACAGTGGAGAGACATTTATATTGATGGTACTGCACACTTAGATGCTGCAGACATTTTAGATGCTAAGATCACTGCTGGTGTTGTAACTGATATTGTTGGTACTCATGCAACTATTACTGTTGCTGATTTTGAACAAGCAGATATAGTTACTGCTACCATTCAATCTGGTATCGTAACTGATGTTAATGTTTCTAGTGCTGCTACGATATTAAATTCTGATCTCTTTAATGCAGATATCAGAAATGCTAAGATTACTGCTGGTGTTATTACATCTATAGTTGGTACTTATGGTACTATCACTACTCTTGATGTAGAGACATTAGATGCTCAAAATATAAACATTACTGGAGTTGCTGTAACTGATATTGTCGGTAGTGCAGCGACTATAACAACTATTGATGCAGATAATCTTGACGCAGTTAATGCCAAGATTACTGTTGGTATCATTACTGATATTATTGGTACTGCTGCTACAATTACTGATGTAAATATTACTCACGACTTTAGAGTTGGTGGTGCATCAACATTTGTTGGTAATGTTACTTTCCAAGGTGGTGTAATTGGTCTTGGTGATTCTACTAGCGATGCTATCGTATTCAATGCAGACATCGATTCTAGTTTCATTCCTGATGATGATGACACCTACAATATTGGTGCTCCTACTCAAGAATGGAAGGATCTTTACATTGATGGTACAGCACATTTAGATGCTGCTGATATTTTAGATGCTAAAGTCACTGCTGGTGTTGTAACTTCACTGGTTGGTACTTACGCTACTATTACAACAGCACATGTTTCTAACTTAAGTGCTGATAGTTTATCCTTGACTGGGTTAGCAGTTACCGATGTTGTTGTTGCTACTGCAGCAACCTTCACAGGTGTTATCGATGTTAATCAAGGAGATATTGTAAATCTTAAGATTGGTTCTGGTTATGTAACTTCTCTATATGACTCCACAGGAGTTGTTGGTGTTAATACTCAGCATATGTTGAGTACTAATGATGCTGGAGAACTAGTATGGAAGGAACCAGCACAGATTGGTATTTCTACACTTAACCCTGCAGATGATGTATGGTATGTTGACACTCATGGTGTTGACGATAACGAAGTTTCTCGTGGTCGTAGTGCTGACAGACCATTTAAGTCTGTTCGTTTTGCATTACAAAGAATTTCTAATAGGTATGATCATACCTACAACGGTGGTACTGCTACAAATGCAGTTAATGTTCAAAGTGGTGCTGAGTCAGGTAATCAGAAGTCCCCTAATGCAGCAGAATATGATGCTCATTATGGTAGATTAACTCTATCATTTGCATCTGCTCATGGTATGACTACAGGTGATACTATCACCCTTGATAACAACTCCTTATCATTCACCTGTAATATGGATAACAATGCGACTTCGCATACTTATCCTCGTGCTACTGATCCTATTTCTGGTGTAACAACTGCTGTTACTGTTGTAGATTCTGATACATTCTACATCAATGTTAATGTTTCTCCTGAGATTAGAGGAGTTAATGAGACATTGAACATTGGTGGTGGTGTTTATGAAGAGACATTCCCATTAGTAGTTCCTAATGGAGTAACAGTTAAGGGTAATGGACTTAGAGCAACAAAGATCAAACCAACTTCTGCTACTAAGCAAAAGGATGCATTCTTATTAAACGATAGATCAGTTGTTGAAGACTTGACTATTTCTGATATGTTCTTTAACACATCAGAGAATGAAGGATTTGCATTCAAGTTCCAACCTGGCATTGCGATCACATCCAGATCTCCATATGTTCAGCGTGTAACTGTATACAACAAAGGAAGTAATACAACTGCTACAGATCCATATGGTTATGGTTCAGCAGATTCTAACCCATCATCCTACATTGCTGGTG